GCAGCAGGCACGAGGCGGTCAGGGTCCTCCAGAGGAAAATGGGTGATAATGGCTACGATGCCGGGACACCCGACGGTATCTTTGGTAGAATAACTACTAGGGCAGTTAAGCGTTACCAACGGTCGAACAAACTCGTGGTAGACGGCATTGTCGGTCCAAACACTTGGGCCATGATCATGAAGGCTTAACTTGACCACCACTATTTCTGTACCATTCTCGTTCTCCCGCTTCGGGGGAGTAGAGACCACCGATGACCCACACAAGGTTGCTCGGCAGGAGATCACCAACGTCCTGCTTACCGACCGGTACGAGAGGGTGATGGCCCCTTCCTACGGGGCATCTACCAGTCAGTTGCTCTTCCAGACGCTGGACTCCCTCGTAGTGGCGGACTTCAAGGACGAGGCCGTGGCGATGCTCAACAAGTACCTGTCCAACTCCACTGCTATGGACATGTCGATCTCTGACACTCCTCCCGACCTGTCGGGTGGCCCATCGCCCGATCCTGACGCCACGATGTACGTGACTGTTTCGTATCAACTGCACAGTGAACTTTCTGTATCCACCATTTCTGTGGCGGTAGTCAATCCCACTACCATAACCGCCACCACACCGCTGTAAGGAAGCATTATGCCAACTGACTACACGAGTAGGGACTTTAGTTCCATCAAGAGGGACCTAATTGCCCGCTCCCGGTCGTCCATCCCCGAGTGGAGCCGTGGTGGCTCTGCGGACTTCGCTATGGTCCTGATTGACCTGTGGTCGTACATGGGTGACGTGCAGAACTACTACATTGACCGAGCGCATACAGAAGCGTTCTTGGATACTGCTACCCAGAGGTCGTCAGTACAGTCCCTTGCTCGTTTGATGGGCTACACGCCAAACAACCGCACGTCAGCGTCAGCAACTGTATATGTATACAACTCGCACCCTTCTAATGCGATCACCCTGCCAAAGGGCACGATGTTCTTGGTTCCAGCGACTACCGCTGTGGCTACCCTCTACTTCACGTCCACTGCGGACGTATCGGTCACTGCCAACACCACTACGGGGTCTGGTATAGCCGTAGCCGTGGTCGAAGGACGGTCAGTCACTGAGACACTGACCACCAATTACGACGGGACACCCGCAGGCACGTACACACTATCCGAGAGGGGTGTTGTTCCTGATTCCGTCAGCCTCACGGTTGGTAGCACTACGTATACTCATACGCAACGATTGACTGACGCTGCTTCCGACAGTCCCTCGTTCACCTCCGTTACTGACAGCACCGATAACACTATTATCGTCTTAGGTAATGGGGTGAACGGGCTGGTCCCACCACCCGGTAGCACCCTCACGGCTACCTACCGAGTAGGTACCGGAGCGACTGGCAATGTAGTGGCGAACGCCATTGATGCACAGGACGACCCGGTGACGTACATCACAATCAAGAGTTCTACGGTTGCCGTGGGCGGCAACGATCAGGAGTCGCTGGCTGCCATCAAGCGTAACGCCCCACGACTACGCCGGGTGCAAGACCGGGCCGTGACTCTCAAGGACTACGAGGACATCATCAAGGGGTATGACGGCGTGGTCAAGGCTCACACCCTGTCCTCTGTGTCGTCTGGTGCCGTGACCGTCAACTACAGCGCCCTACCCTCCTACCCTAACTTTGAAACTAGAAACTCTGATACAGCGGTGTCCCTGACGGCTGACTTCGGCACAGCAGGCACGACGATCCACTCCAATCTGGCTGACTACCTCACAGCACGCTCCATGGTGGGAGTGGCCGTGAACCAGATCAGTACCACTATCAACTTCGATAACGTGTACATCGCCTTCTCCCGTCTGGAAGTGATCGACGGGTACTACCAGACGGAGGTCACGGACGCTGTTACTGCTGCCCTGCGGCTGCTGTTCACGTGGGACGCCGTTGAGTTCAATCAAACCTTCCGTGCCAGCGACATCCTGTCCACGGTCAACGCTGTCACAGGCGTGAAGAACGCCACGCTGAGTAACCTGAGTGCCAACTCCAGTGGAACCAGTACGGCGGACTACGCCATCACCGCTACCACCTCCTCGGCCGTCCGCCTGCCGGTCCTGAGGACCATCACGTATAGTGGTGTGACCGGGGGCATCTCGTAATGGCCGAGTCCCTTCGGGTACGGGATACCACCAACGCTGATCCAGCCCTACGGGCAACCTCTGGCACCGGGGCGCTGCGTCAAGACGGGTTCGTACCCGTAGTACCAACCACCCTCCATACCCACCTGAGAGCCAGCGTGGTGGACTATGACAAGTTGGACACGTCGTGGGAAGTAGAGGTGACGTGGGAGAGGGCCAGCGCCTTGAGCACCAGCACCCCATCGTCTGGGGTGAACATTGCTGAGGCGCACATCAGATACTCGTGGGACGGGTACCCCGAGTTCTTGGATGAAGGGGACCTGCTGGATTCAGCGACCACCACTCACGAGATGCCTTCTACTTTGAGCCACAAGGGGGTTCGCTCCACCCGAGCCTTGAGCAACTGGCTGTACTACGCACTGTTCTACAAGTACATAGATGCCTCTGGCAATACGTTCACCACACGGGTGGCTAAGACCTCGGTGCTCATCCCCACCTACCACAATCTGGCTGAAAGTATGTGGAACCGCATCCCTAGGCACTACCGCACAGCGGACACCTTGGGGCACCTTGAACGGTTCCTAAGCGTCTTTGGGTGGGAAGCAGACAAGTGTCGATCCCTAGTGGACGAGTTGGTCCACCTCAAGGACCCCCACCGGATACATGAGGATTCTCTCGGAGCGCTGGCGTCCTTTGCCGGGATTCCATTTACCGCTCAAGAACTACGTCCCCGACAGTTGCGGGAACTCATCTATGAGTCCGACCGGTACTTCGATCAGAAGGGGCGAACCGATGCTGTCATAGACATGCTGTCCGTCATCACTGACTCTGAGGTGTCCTGCCGGGAGTTCACAACCACTGGAGCAGCGGCTACGTCAGCGTACAAGCGGGCCAAGTTCGTGGTTTCAGCCAGTCGGATGAACCTGATCACAGATCCCAAGTTCGTGGGAGCACCTTCCTCTACAGGCACATGGAACTACTTGACTACGGGCACCGTCGCCGTTGACCACAGTGCTTCCACCGGAGTGACCTTCTCCACCACGAGTTCCAACACGGGGGTTGTCTACCTGTTTCCTCGTAAGACGGTTCAGGTGAAGCGTTCTGTCCCGTACTACTCGTCGGTGGAAGCCTCCCTGACCAGCACCACCGGCCAGATGTACCTCTACCGGGAGGAGCCAACGAACGCAGCGTCCCTTCCCGATCCGTCGGAGTACTTCATCACGGACGATTCCGGTAGTAACTATTACAAGACATTGACGCAGGACACTACGGGCGGGAGGTACTCCACCTCGGCCATCAAACAGAGTGAGGGTTACTCCCTGACTTCGTCGTATGCTGAAACCAACGCAGTGTACGTTAGTGGTAGTGGACAGGCGAACGGCTCCCTGTTTCGTGCTCGCCTGTATTCCAGTGATGATGACGAGAGCCTGCGTAACTTCACTATGAAGTTGACACCCGACGGCTCAACCCAGTCAGGTTCCTCCCGCTTTGATCAGTTTGACCTTGCAATCAATGACGGTTCAAGTGATATATCCATGGCGAACAATCTCACGATTACCACGTCGGGTGACCCCGCAGTTAGTCAGGTAGTTGATGAGGACACCAGTGCGGTAGTTACCAAGTTGACTGCCACGTCGGGCGGCACCACCTACACACTGCTAATCGATGACGTGACCACCGTGGCGTACGCCGCCACCACGCAACTCCCATCCGACAGCGTCGTCACGTTTGAGTTCAGGGACACCGGGGTGGAACACCTCTACCCGGTGCTCGTGCTCACGTTGGGTAACAGCGCCTCGGCCACTCTGGACAAGTGGATCTTTCAGCCCTTCAGCGCCGGGAAGTACATGGACGGAACCACTCTGGATGGGCACTCGTATGTGTCGGGTTCCTCAGTGGTGAGCGACTTCTATTGGTCGGGTACGGCCAATGACAGTGTGTCCCTCTACACCCCCCTCCGTCATCGGAACCGGGCGGCAATACGTAAGGCACTGGAGTACAACCTCCCGGTCACCATGTCCACGGAGTTGACCACGGCGAACTACCACACCTCCACCAACCACGGTCACCTCGTCACCTTTGACGCCCTCCCCGGAGACGAACATGCGTTCGATCCACACTCGTGGAACACCAATGTGTATAGTGAAGGGACCATCACGTCCAACACTGATTGAGCGGAACCCACATGGAGCACGTACTCGGAGCACTGGCTGTCTACAAGGCTGTGCAACTCTTTGAACTGGCATTGCCCCGACAGGTCATGCCGTGGGTCAAGGTCGTCGTCGGGGTGGCCTTCGGGTACCTCGCTGCTTGGCTGGTTTCTGCTGATCCCGTGTGGGTTTCTGGTCTCGTCATCGCTACGCTTGCCTCCCTGACCCACGGCGTGCTACGGTTCCTGACCCTCGCCGGGGATCTGTCAATGAGGCGCACGCTGCGATAGGAGAAGACCGTGTCAGAAGTTAAGCACTACGTCATCGTTGGTTCGGGGGACGCTCCCGAAGAGGTTGTCTCAGGCGGCTTGGGGGACTTGCCTAAGAACAGCATGTTCTACGTCCCGTGGCTCGGTGGACTCAGTACGAAGCCGACGGACGGCATGATGAAGGTCTACGACTACCTCGTGGACCACGGGTTGGACTTCGTGCTCTTCGCCAAGGATCGGGGTGCTGTCCATCCCGCTCTCGTGGACGCCGCATCCGACGTGTGGGAGAGCGGCTCCTACTCTCCGGACCGGTCCTTCGACAACGTCCCTCCCGAATCCACCGCCCTCGTGCTCTGGGATGACAACGATGTCGCTGGCACCGAAAGCCTGATCTGTGACTACTTCGACCGTGGGCATCCCCTGTGCGATCTGACCAACGGGTTGACTCCCATTGAGGTGGAGTCGGTTGCCACTGAGCCCACGCCTCCTCCGAAGGACGACGAGATCGAACCGCTCACCGATGACGACCTCGCCTCCATGCCCACAGGTGTGAGGAAGCAGTTGGAGAGGTCGCTTGGAGAGGTGCCGGACGGCGTTATCGAAGCCGAAGAAACCAACATTGCCAGCGTCTCACACCTTCGGGTTGTTGATAATGACGACGATGGGGGGATGGACGAAATGCTCGCCACCGTCGTATTAATCCTGCCTACTGGCAGGGTGTTCACTACCACCGTGACCCTGTCACAGGCGGTAGAAATGTTCGATCTGCCTGACGCTGAATAACGGTCAAGGGCCGGAGATGGGCAACACATTCACCCAACCCCGACCCTTGCCTGAACACATGAGCACCACCGAAGTGGTTGCCTCAAGTGTAGCAGGTGGGAGGCAGTGTGGTTGGTGACTTCGGTAAGTTTCCTAGGTACGCTCGCTCCCATCTGCGTGGGGACTTCTCCGCTACGGCGGCGCTGGCGGAGTTCGTCTGCCTCATGGGGGTACGTGACAACAGGGTCAGGATCAGCGTGGCACGACTCGCCGTTCGCATGGGTTGCTCTGAGTCAACCGCCAAGAGGGCTGTCCGGACGTTGCTCCGTCGGGGGCTGGTCACGTGTGCGTCATCTGGGTACTCATCTAACGTCTACACGGTCGTAATGGAAGGGGAAGAGATGGAGTGGGAATGGGACACGTTGGGGGAGGACACCACTGAGGACCTACCCAAACCCAAGTCCAAGGGAGGAGTGGGCCGTCTCGTGGACTACTTCCGCACCACCATCCAGATCAACGACCCCATGGGGCCACCCATCCAGTCGCAGGTCAACGGCCCTGCGCTGTCGAAGCACTTTAAGGAACTCCTCACAGAGCACGGCCTGAGCGAGGGCACCATCAAGAAGATGATCACGATGTTCGCCACTGACATACAGCGGGGAGTTAGGACCTTGAAGGGCGTCCCTGCGTGGCGCGGTTTCTTGGCTGACCGTCAGCAACTGCTGGATCGTGTCCGCTCTCGTATGGAGGACATTGCCTACGTGGACCCGACCGTCGATGACATGCCGCCCCTCTCATGAGTGAGTGGCACGGCACCCAGTACTGGCGCAACCTTCCGGTCGATGACCGTCTGGGCGTCGCTGGCATCCCCCCGCTTTTGGAGGGCTCACGTGTCAGCAACTACGACTGGGACAGAGAAGAGGACGTACGACCGAAGGTCGAACGGTGGGTGTCCTCCTTCAAGAGTAACCGCACCAACGGTGTCGGCCTGTTCATCTATGGCAAGAGCGGATGTGGTAAGTCACACCTTGCCTCAGCCCTACTGCGTGGGTCCATCTCCGGACACGGTCAGTGTGGTAGGTTCATCACCGCTAGTGAGTACCTTCGTGCGCTTGACAACGAACGGTACAACGACGGGGTCCTTTCCGACGAGTACGACGAAGAACACCTCATTTCGTACCTGCGTACGGTGTACGACGTGGTGGTGGTTGACGATTTGAGCAGCATGCGATCCACGGAATACGCCAGAAGAGAAATCAGTGACCTCCTCGCCAGTCGGGTGAGCCGGAGGCTGGTCACTATCTTCACCAGCCTTCTGCCCGCCCCTAGCACTAAAGACTTCGTCAGTCCTCAGTTCTACTCACTGGTCCGCTCCACGTGCTTGTCCGTACCGCTGACCTCGGGGGACTACAGGGGTCGTCCGGATGGAGGGTAACGACATCACCACTTCAGCCCCCATCAAGTGTGGGTGTCTCTTTGAGGGTGTGCTGGCCAACCCTCCCAAGGGGGTAGTACCCAAGATGCGTGCGGCCACGGCCCTGCGACAACACGAGTGGAACCGATACATCGGTCTGTGGGACCCGAGCGAGTTGGCAGTCAAGTCTCTCGTGGACATGGTCAACCGGAGGGGTGTTGGTGTGGAGGTGTACACACTCCAGCCTGAGAACGTCGCAGACGCCATGGAGCGGTGGCTGTCTCGTAAGGGAGTTTCTGTTCCCGTTCTGCCCTATGACACGTTGTCACACCTTTCTGATGACCTGAAGTACCGTTCACCCTCCATGATCGTGTACGTGGCCACCGAAGATCAGGCCAACGACGTGGGTGTCAAGGCCAGTGTCGTGTACCCCGGAAAGGCATGGAGTTTCTAGATGGCTAGTGCTGAACAGTTGGTCATCAGCAAGGTGTTGTCCGACCAGTCCATCGTAGACGCCATCAACTACGGCCTCCAGACGAGGCACTTCTCCACTGCATGTCAGGACATCTGGCAGTGGATGCAGGACTACTGGCAGAGCCACAGCGAGGTACCCACTGAGCGTGCTCTGCGTACCGTGTACCCGGAGGTCACCCTAGGTGACGCCACCAATGAGTCCCTTAGCCGGTTGGTGGAAGAGGTAATCGAAGGCCACCAGAAGGTGACCATCACCGAGGCCATCACCGAGGCGATGCCTGCACTGACCGGAGGGGACATTACAGCCGCCCTGTCGTCCCTGTCCCGTGGGTTGCAGGAGGCATCCGGCACCGGGATCATGGTTCGGGATGTCAACATCGTGGAGGAGTGGGAGGATCGTCTCGCCCGCTACGCCGAGATGCGGGCGAACCCGGAGAGTTTGGTTGGCATCTCCACCGGCTTCCCCGGACTGGACCACCTCACCTCCGGTATCCGTCCCCAGCAGTTGATCACATTCGTGGGCGAGGCCAAGCGGGGCAAGTCCATGATGGCCATGGTCATGGCAGTGACGGCCAACTCTGAAGGGGTCAAGCCCCTCATGGTGTCCTTTGAGATGAGCGCTGACGAGCAGGCGGCACGCTACGACTCCTACGTGTCGAAGGTGTCCCACTCTGCTCTCCTACGTGGGCAGTCCACAACAGATGAGGTGGCCCGGCTTGACGCTGCTCTCCGTAGGCGTAAGAACAACAAGGACTTCGTGATCGTTGAGGATATTACGTCGGCACTGACCGTGTCTGGACTTGCGGCAAAGATCCAGCACCACGCCCCCGGCATCGTATTCGTGGACGGTGTGTACATGATGGACGATGAATATGGTGAGACGAAGGGGAGCCCTCAGGCGTTGACGAACATCACTCGGTCTCTCAAGCGCACTGCCCAGCAGTTCAACATTCCCATCGTGATCACGACTCAGGTGCTCTCCTCCAAGTTGAGCAGCCGGACCAGTCGCAGGGTCACGGCAGACGCCATTGGGTACTCGTCCTCGTTCGTGCAGGACTCCGACACGGTGATGTCGGTGGAGCGTGACCCCGACTACGATGATCGGTCCATCGTCCGGGTGATCTTGTCTCGTACATCCCCCCACGGCGAGGTTACGATCAAGTGGGACTGGGATACGATGAACTTCTCAGAGATTGGTCCCGGCGACGATGATGATGACGATGATGACGGACAGGTAGATGACTTCCACGACTGGTGATGATCTGGTTGATGTCCTGACCCGACTCGGAGTGGACATCACCAATGTTACCGACACCGAGATCGGTGGACGCTGTCCTGTCCACGCTCTTGTTACCGGCAAGGAAGACCGGACCCCGTCGTGGTCTATGAACAGTTCCAACGGACTCTGGATCTGTTACGCATGCGGTGCTCGTGGGAACCTGACCCATTTGGTGGGTGAACTCTCCGGGGACACTGAGGACCGTATGCTCATCAACAAGATCATCATTGAGTCTGGTCTTCATCGACTCAGTGGTGTGGAGGAAGAGAAGCGCGTCATACCGACGGCGGATGTTGACGCCTTCAGGAAGTTCAAGGAGGTTCCCGAGCAGTTGCTGAAGTACCGGGGGATTGATGAGACTACTGCTTATCGATTCGGCCTGCGGTGGGACCCAACTCCTAGGCATTGGATTATTCCCATAATCTCTCCGTTGGGTGAACTCTGGGGGTGGCAGGCGAAGGGCAAGGGCTACTTCCGGAACGTCCCCGTTGGCGTCACCAAGTCTCACACCCTGTTCGGTCTGGATCACTTCCGTGCTCGCACTGCCGTCCTCATGGAGTCCCCTCTGGACGTGGCACGTATGGCATCTCTGCGCCTCGGATACGGTGTGGGAGGGCTGGCTTCGTTTGGAGCCCACGTGAGTGCCGAGCAGTTGAAGATAGTTGTCGCCAATGCTGATAAACTGGTGATAGCGCTTGATAACGACGAAGCAGGAATCTGTGCTGCCGAGAGGGTTGCTCGGGATTGCCCGAGGCCACGGGGTGGCATCACCTTCCTGCGTTACGAACATACGAATGCGAAAGACATAGGTGACATGACGAACGACGAGATAGCAGAAGCAGTCTCCGGGGCTTCCGCTATACCATGGTGGCTGTAATGGGATTCACTGGCACCCTCTACCCCTTCCAAGAGGAGGCCCGTGAGGCCATGGTTGACCGTGGTCAGATGATGCTATGCATGGTCATGGGTGCGGGTAAGACCCCGACGACCATCGCCTCCTTGGAGAGCCTCTTCGATCAGGATGACATCTCCCGTGCCTTGATTGTGGTTCCCGCCTCCCTCAAGTACCAGTGGCTCTCGGAGATCAAGCGCTTCTCCAAGTCTCGCGTCATCGTCATCGACGGTCCACCCAAGGCCCGAGAGGCCCTGTGGAGAGCATCAGTATCATGCCGATACATCGTCATCAACCCGGAACTGCTCCAGCGTGATGACGCCTACATAGATCGCATTCGTTTGGACGCCATCGTTATTGACGAGGCCACGATGATCAAGTCTCCGTCTGCCAAGCGCTCCAAGTACCTGAAGCGTGTCGGAAAGCGTGTGCCCTACCGGTACGCACTCACCGGGCAGCCCATTGAGAACCGTCCCGAGGAACTGTTCTCCATCATGGAGTTCGTGGACCCCTCCATCCTCGGTAGGTTCGACCTGTTCGACCGGACGTTCATCATCAGGGACCACTGGGGTAAGCCCATTCGTTACCGTAACCTCAACACTCTGCACAAGAGCCTGTCATCTGTGATGATCAGGAAGACACGCGAGGACATTCAGGACCAGTTGCCTGACCTGATCAACAAGGTTGTACCGGTGCCGTTCGACCCAAGAGGGGCTAGGGCATACAGACGTATTGTGACTGACCTAGTGAGCAAGTTGCACGAGGCCATCGGAAAGTCGGGACGCGGCTTCGACCTGTGGAGGCACTACAACTCAGCCGACGGGGGCGACACTCAGGGCGAGATCATGTCCCGTATGACAGTGCTGCGGATGTTGTGTGACAACCCCGAACTCGTCCGCATTTCGTCGGAACTCTACGACGGCCCCACCTCACACGGCAGCGCCTACGCCAACAAGATCGTCAAGGAGGGTTTGTTGGATGCCATTAAACAGACGCCTAAGTTAGACGCCGTGTTGGAATACGTTACGGACATCTTGGACGAGGACACGCTCAACAAGGTGGTCATCTTCTCGTTCTTCAAGAAGAACCTCCACTTGCTGGAGCAGGCCCTACAGGGCAAGACCACCTGCGTCAAGTTCATGGGCGGCATGAGCGCTGCTGAAAAGGATGATGCCAAGAGGCAGTTCGCTGAAGACCCGAAGACTCGGGTGTTTCTTTCGTCTGACGCTGGCGGCTATGGTGTGGACCTACCCATGGCAAACCACCTGATTTCCTATGACCTGCCTTGGTCGGCGGGCAAGTTGGACCAGAGGGAGTCGCGCATCATCAGGTTGTCCTCGGACTTCCCCCACGTAACGGTCACAGCGTTCGTCATGAAGGGTAGTATCGAAGAGCGTCAGTACGAGATGCTTCAGGAGAAGCGTTTGATCAATAGAGCGTTCATCGACAAGGGGTATGACGCACAGGGTAGGTACGAGATAACCCTAGGTTCATTGTCCGATTTCCTATCATCAGCGGAGGTGTGATGTCATCATTACTGTCGTTCGTAACCGGAGGTTGCTTAGTGTTTCTCCTGTTCTGCTTGGCGGAGAACCGTGGGTACATTCGCCGCATCAAGAAGTTCGGCAACCCTCAGATCGGGGGCCGTGCTTCCCTTAAGGGACGCTGGAACGCACCTAACCAGAGGAAGAAGGGCTAATGGACGAGTGCGAATGGACGGAGAACGACGACGACGTATTCAACCTGCGTCTCGTGCAGGAATACAAGGCTGCCAAGGAGATGGCCGACAATGCCAAGAAGCGGTCCGACACCCTCAAGGGGGAACTCATTGACTTGGTGGAGCAGCGCGGGTACGCTGATCACAACGGCCACCTGTGGTATGAGGTGGGGGACTTCAAACTGAAACGGGAGCGTCGGGTTACAAAGGTCTTCAACTCCACCGCCTGCACCGAGTGGGCGAAGGAGATCGACATCTGGGACGACGTGAAGGAGGTCATCGAAGTGCTGAGTGAGGATCGTCTCCTTGCCCTCGCTTGGGACCAAGATGACATTCAGAGGGACATTCAGACGTTCTACGAGGAGAAGGAAGTGTGGGCCTTTAAGGTATGAGTACGTACTTTGGAGAACTACTCAAGAAGGACTACGGTTCGCTGGTGGAGGACGAGGAAGAAGAGCAGAAGGATTATCCGGGTAGTACCCCCCCGCGTAACCGAGCAGATAGCCCCATATCACACGCTCTCTTTGACGAGGCTCTCGCTGATGCCAAGCCAAAGCAGTTCAGTGTCAATGGGGAACTGCGAGACTTCTACACCATCGGAGACTTAGCCAAGGCACTGAAACGTAAGGCGGTGACCATCCGTGCGTGGGAGCGCAACGGTTGGATTCCCGTGGCCACGTTCCGGACGCAGCCCCCACGGGGGCAGCAGGTTCCGGGGGTGGAGCCCAAGGGGCGTCGCCTTTACAGTCGGGAGCAGGTAGAGTTCCTGCTTACCGCCGTTGAGATGCACCGTCTCAACGAACCTAACGAAGCCGACTGGGATGGCTTCAAGACCTACGCCGTGGCTAACTGGCCCGGCTGACGAAGATAAGGAACCAATAACATGCCCATCAATTACGACGACGAAACCACCACGACAACGAAGGAGCCCCCGAAGGCCCGCAAGGTCGTCCGTTCCGGCTGGGATGCCGTGGACGCCATGCGTCAGGAGGACTCCAACTACGCCGTCCGTCTCAAGACCGGTGCCGATCCGGTGGTCATCAAGTTTCTGGAGAACGAGCCCTACGCCGTCTGGAGGCAGCACTGGGTCAACCGCCCCGGTCAGAAGTCCTTCGTCTGCCCGACCAGCGTTCCGCACCTCACGAGTTCGGACGACTGTCCCCTCTGCGACGCCGGGGATCGTCCTCGTCCGCTGTTCGCTTTCAACATCGTCCTGTTGGAGCGCGGCGAGGCACCTGCCCTCAGGTCCTACGAGACCGGCAGCCGGGTCATCGCCACGTTGAAGAACTTCAACGAGGACGAGCGTCAGGGTCCCCTGTCCAAGCACTACTGGGCAGTCAGCCGCTCCGGCAGCGGTCCCCAGACCCAGTACAACCACCTGCTCATCAAGGAGCGGGACCTCTCTGACGAGTGGAGTCTCTCAGCGCTCTCCGCTGACGAGTTGGAGGGGTTCACCACCAAGGCGTACACCGAGGACATTCTGCGTGTCTCCTCACATGAGGATCTGGTGTTGCTGATCGGTGAGGCTTCTGTCTGATTCGCGTATTGGGGATCGGGGAAGGTCGGTCTCCTTGTCTAACCACCCCGGTCCCCAGTACGTTTCCTCCATAGATGAGGTCCACGACCTTGCTCGCACCATCCAGAGCGAAGGGTCATTTGCCTTCGACGTAGAGACCTTGGGTGTGCTTCACCACCATTCTGACCTCGTGGAGATGGTGGAGCAGCAGACTAAGAAACACGTCGCCACCCTCAAGGCTCAGTCAGATAGCATCATCCAGCGGGCGAGGGAGATCAAGGAAGAGCAGATGGTTAAGACCATTGCTCTGGACCCCCACCGTAATGAGGTGATCTGGCTCGGTCTCGCTACTCACAGCACCTCGTGGGCCATTCCTATCGGGCACCCCAATGGGGAGGTGGTGGAGCCAGAGGAACGGGGAGACGGGACCACCGTGCCCCCTCCCGGCTATCGGAAGATCCTCAAGAGCGGTAAAGAGTCCATGGCTAAGGCGAGGTACCACAAGTCTGCGGAGTTCTCACCTCCACCGCCTCAGTTGGACCGGTCTGAGGTGTTCGCCGCCGTCAGACCCCTGTTTATGGATGAGACGTTGCTGAAGATCGGGCACAACGTCAAGTTTGATGCGAGGACCGTGGCCAAGTACCTCGGGGAACTCCCCAAGGGTCCGTTCCACGACACCATGCTCCTCCAGCACGTGCTGGACGAGAACGTGTCATCGTTCTCTCTGAAGAACCTGATCTCCCACCAATTCCATGACTACGATCCGTACTACCGTCATGGGAAGGTTGGTGCTGTCATTGCCAAGGTTTCATTCTCCGTGGCGTGTCAGTACGTTCATTTAGACGCTCGTTGGACATGGCTCCTGTACCAGCGTCTGATGAACAGCCTTCGGAGCAACGAGGAGTACGTGAATGTTCTCCAGCAGGACACCGCCGTTCTGGAGGTACTCATGCACATGGAGCATACCGGCATTCAGGTTGACTTTAAGGGCATGGAGCGCCTTGGGGAGGAGTTGACCGAGAAGATGAGGCACCTCCGTACAGAGATAAGCGCCTCTACCTACCCCGGCTTCAATCCAGACTCGGTCAAGGACAAGCGCACGTTCCTGTTCGGCTCCAAGGAGGAGGGTGGTCTGGGCTTGGAACCGGGAAGGCAGACCGAGAAGGGTCAGTCATCGGTAGATCACGATGTCTTGAAGGACATGTCTACCAAGCACCCGGTCGTCCCCCTACTGCTTGATTGGGCTGAGTGTAAGAAGATGAAGTCAACGTACGTTGACGGCCTGCTGGAGCAGATGAACAACGGCAGGCTGCACCCTAACTTCCATCTGCATCGCACCTCCACGGGTCGCTTGTCCTCGTCGGCACCGAACCTCCAGAACATTCCCCGAGACTCCAGCATCCGTGGACTGTTCCGTGCCGACCCCGGCTGCACCCTGCTGGTCGCTGACTATGACCAGATCGAACTGCGGGTAATGGCAATGTTCTCTCGTGACCCGAACATGATGGACATCTTCACGAAGAACACAGACATTCATGCCGGGGCTGCCGCACTCGTATTTGGTAAGGCGGTACACGAGGTAACCAGTGAGGAGCGCCAGATCGGCAAGGCCACTAACTTCTTAACCGCCTACGGCGGTGGGGCTGGCAAGTTGTCGGTTACGGCTGGTATCAGCCTGACCCATGCCAAGTACGTGATTACGTCTTATTACGAACAGTTCTCCACGCTGGCCAAGTGGAAGCGTCGGGTCGTGGACAAGGCCAAGAGGGACGAGTACGTCACGACCATTTCCGGTCGTAGGCGTCGCTTGCCCTACATCAACTCGCCCAAGGAAGAACTTCGTGCCCGTGCTGAGAGGCAGGCCGTCAACGCCGTGGTTCAGGGGAGCGCTTCCGACATCTGCAAGAAGGCGATGATCAAGGCCCATCCGGCCATGACCTTACTCGGTGGGAAGGTTCTGGTACAGGTGCATGACGAACTCGTCGTCAACGTGCCTAACGACGGTGACGTTGATAAGTATTCGGTTGAACTCATGGAGGCCATGGGACATGGTAAGATTCTTAGAGACGTGCCGCTAGTTGTCTCGTCTCATTCAGCAGAAACGTGGTCGGAGGCAAAGGAATGACTGAACAGGTCGCAGACCTCACTGCTAAGAGGAACTTCTATCTCATGCTTTCACCTACGGATGGGCAAGACATCGCCGTTGGTGCTGGTCTCGTTCCATCCACGGATGAGGTGTATGACGAAGAGCAGAAGGACGTGCTCCGTAGTTGGGGTATCCTCACTTCCTCAGGGGTGGTAGAGTCTCTATCTGTTGCCGCTGACTGGATGGCGGACATCATGGTCAACGACAACATGATTCCAGACGAGGATGACATGGAGGACGACGATATGGTTCAACTTGGCTTCGACATTGACCCATCCTCTGAGGAAGACTTCCTCAACGTGCATGCCATGTCTTTTGAGGACCTGAAGAAGATGCACCAGCAAATCAAGGACTCTACGTACAACACCGTACTGGGGTGCATGGTGTCGTCTATTTCTAAGTTGTTAGATGAAGATTTAGTTGTTCTTACCCCGTAAGCAGGAGTATTAATCATGGCTGACTGGTGGTCTGACCGCCTCTCCGGTAAAGCATTACAACCTAGGGCGGCTCCCCGTGAAGGGAGTACCCCCACCCTGCGGTTCACACCAATAGCCCCACCCACGGCGGTTGAGGGTCCCCCCACGCCGCAGGAACAGTACATGGCTACACAGATGGTGACTGACCCGGACATCAACCGCAACGGACAGGTCACCATGGGCGAGGCTATTCGCATGTGGAAGGGTGGTGAGGCTCACCGAAAGGAGGGCACCAACACGTGCCCTGAGTGCGGTAGCCATAACGTGTTCTCACGAACTGCACGTCACACAGGTAACTCTATAAACGGAGCCCACCCCGCCCCTCGGTGTTACGAGTGTGGCTGGAACGGCCTGTATGATCAGGGTGTCGAAGCCAACTGGGTAAGTTGAGCCATAACAACAATACAACTAGGATAACTACGTGTCTACGACAAAGTACGAGACCATAGAAGAGATCGTCAAGGCGGTCAACAAGAATCACGGCGAGGATGTTGTCGTACTGGGCAGCAGGGTAACTGAGGAAATGCCTCGCATCACCACAGGGCTCCTCGCCTATGACATGATGCTGGGCGGTGGCTGGCCCGTGAACCAGTGGTCGGAGATCGTCGGAGACGAGTCCTCTGGCAAGACTGCTATTGCCTACAAGACCATTGCCGCCAATCAGGAGATGGACCCTGACTGGACGGCCATGTGGATCGCCGCCGAGGAGTACGTACCAGAGTACGCCGCTGCCATTGGCGTTGACCTGAACAGGCTCTGGGTCGTGGAGACGAACGTCATGGAAAGCGCCTACGACCTGATCATTAAGGCGCTGGACAACCGTGCCGTGGACTGCGTGGTGTTGGACTCCCTCCCTGCTCTGGTGCCGGAGACCGAGTACGAGAAGCAGATGGACGAGTTCACCATAGGTCTGGGTGCCCGTTTGACCGGGAAGTTCTTTCGTAAGTCCTCCAAGGCCCAACGCCGCTCCCTCGTAGAAGAAGAGAGGGGCTGCACGGGCCTGATCGTCAACCAGTGGAGGGACAAGATAGGTGTCATGTGGGGTGACCCCCGTACCACTCCCGGCGGCAAGGCCAAGAACTTCCACTACTTTACCCGTGTAGAGGTGAAGAAGGACGAGTGGCTCAAGGACGGCAATCAGGCCGTCGGGCAGAGCATCAAGGGGCGCACACTGAAGAACAAGACCTATCGCCCTCAGCAGCAGGCCGTGGTGGACTTCTACTTCGCTGACGGCGGAGGGTTTCACCTCGGGGAGTTTGACACCGTCAAGGACATGGTGAATATAGCCATAGTCCACGAGTTGGTTACACGCTCTGGTGCCTTCTACTATTACGGCGACGAGAAGTGGCAGGGCAAGGAGAAGTTGGTGGCGGGTGTTCGTGCCGACTTGGACATGCAGGAGGCCCTACGCAAGGAACTGATGGGAACGCTGGCATGACAGAAACACTGGACCGGGACTGGGTGAAGGACGCCAAGTGTCGGGGAGAAGACGTTAACCTGTTCCACCCTGAGAAGGGGGTGGGCATGATAGAAATACAGAGTCGGGCCGTGGCGATCTGCAACATGTGTAAAGTGCGAAAGCAGTGCTTAGAGTATTCTGTGAAGAACATAGAAGAAGTAGGAGTGTGGGGTGGCTATACCTCCCGGCAGAGGCGCTACTTTCGTAATAGGTACATAAATGGAGAATGGCCGTGAAGTACTTCCTCCTGACTCTGGTGTTGGCGGCTGGGGTCTTCTGGGTTCTGTTCAGGCTAGACAAGGTGAGGAAGGCGAAAGCGCAGTATGACTGACATCCACAAGCGCTCCAAGAAGCAGGAGGAGCGCACAGCGGAGAAGTACGACGGCAGCCGCAACGTAATGTCCGGGGCCGGGTGGGTCCGTAAGAACGATGTACGCACATTCGACCTGCTGATAGAGAACAAGTTCACCGACAAGAAGTCGTTC